TGCGAGTCCACAAGACAATCAGGATAGGCGTCACATTAGATCGTACATAGTCTTGAAGAGTCTGAGGACAGTTTATGCATTCGACGTACATTTGCTTGTACATGGTGACTTCGAACCTCCTAAAATCGACTAAGACATAAATATAGTAGAAGAGCTACAACACGTCCAATGCTATTCTACCCATTCTGATTCCCTCAAATTTGCCTGCCCATTCGAAGCCGGATAAGATACTTGCAAAATACATCATCTGAACGAAACTAATCAACCCGTTGACGAAAGAATGATATGCAAATGTCTCGGACGAGAGCCAGCAGTAACAATGATAGATGTAGTAGAGGATTCCCATAACACAATTCACCATGACTGGGTCAAACATGGGACTTTCATTGGTGACGTGAGTGGCAAGATATTTTCCCTAAATTCACTCTCCGAGCAATACGCTGGCCGCATATTCGACATCTTTGCTTTCCCAGGTGGCAGGCTCATCGTAATCAAAGCACTGTTCAAACTTTGGATACCTGTTCATGAGTTGGTTTCTCGCTCACGTGAGCTAATTTCCTTAGACCTCTGCTAGCATTTGCTCGAAGAAAATTTGCTATCGACTCTTGACTTATGATGCCGAGGCTGCAAGATTGAGCACTTTACACGAATACATCTTGCATAATCCCGCTCCTATGAACACTTGGTGCCAACCGAGATCCAACCTGAACTACTTCTCTGAGACAACTTAAACATTTTAATGGGTGTATGAGTGCCCGGCACTAGACGGGGTAGACTTCACATACTATGTTCCCTCCGCGTCCGAATACACAAAGAAAGAGCCTTCATAATTTGGATATAAATAAAATCCTGGATGAGGTGTGTATTCATTCCCTATAATGAGGTAGTTACCTGGAAGTGATCTAATCTCAGACTATTCAAAGTAATAATGGCTATCATTGAATATGAACAAACTCTCTGTACCGATGAAGTCTGCCATTCTTTGTTCTTTGAACTTCTCACTCATAAGCTCTTGAAGAGTGCCTTTATAAAGTATAGGTATTGGGAGATCTGCTCAAAAGAACCTCTTCTACTCTGGCTCTTTTCCTTCTTCTTCATCGCCCTCATCTTCCTCGCTGTCGGCTCCTGCATTTTCTCGATCTACCATCTCTTGAGCAATATCTTAGTAGAACTTTATAAATCTTTTCATATTGCTCTCCCAATATTGGAGGTCGTAATCGTTGTCGTCTGGTCTAACATAAATTCAAAAGTAATAGCCCTCAAGATCTCAGAGTTTCGCGACCTCTCGAAGTGAATAATTTCCAGACGAGATGTAATCA